TAAGTACGCTGGAAATACTTATATTAATGTTTATTCACAAGATCATGGAAGAAGCACAGGAGATGTGGTTAGATTCAGAGGACCAACTAGTCCTACTGGTTTTTTAAACGTTCCTACTTTTGACGGTGTTTCTGATATTAGTAATGCAAGTGGATTTACAATTACAGTTGGAAAAATTAATTCTTCTGGTATTGTAGGTGATCCGTTAAATTATTATTATTTCCAAAGTTCAGATACAGCTACAAATGGAAATGTAAATGGAGGAGGAAGTGGTTGTACAGCAGGCCCTGTTAACCTACAAGCATAATGACATACGCAGAATTAATACAAAAAATTAAAGATTATTGTGAAGTAGATGCTAACGTATTTACATCAACAATTTTAAATGGATTTATTCAAGATGCTGAGTTTAGAATTTTACGAGATGTAGATTCTGATAATAATAGACAATATGCACAAGCTAATATTGTAGCTGGACAACGTTATGTAAATACTCCATTAATTAATAATCAAACTCTTGTTATACGATCTTGTCAAATTACTAATGCAACAGGTGGTGCAAATAATTCTAATAGGTCTTTTTTAGAGTTTAGAGATACTAATTATATATCTGAATACAACCCTACTGGAGTACAAGGATTACCTAAATACTATGGATATTGGGATGAAAATACCATTGTCATAGCTCCTACACCAGATCAAAATTATAACATGCAGTTAAATTATATCTTGAAACCAGCTGGATTATCGGTTAGTAATACAACTACATATTTAAGTACAGAATTCCCAAATGGTCTTACGTATGCGTGCTTAGTAGAAGCTTTTGGATACTTAAAAGGTCCAGCAGATATGATCCAATATTACGAAGGAAAATATCAACAAGCTTTACAAGGATTCACAGTTGAACAAATGGGAAGAAGAAGACGAGATGAGTACGAAGGTGGTACCCCGCGTCTTCCAAAACAACAATAAGGAGTAAACATGGCTATAACACAAGCGGTTGCAAATAGTTTTAAAAAAGAAGTACTGGAAGGAACTCACAAGTTTCAATTTTCTGGTGGTGATACTTTTAAACTAGCTTTGTATGTCTCTACTGCAACATTAAACTCATCAACTACAGCATATACAACGACTGGCGAAGTTTCAGCTTCTGGTCAATATACAGCAGGTGGTGGAGTTTTAGTAAAACCAAATCCAAGTACTTCAGTTGCATCAGGTGTTGCGATTGTTGACTTTTCTGATTTATCTTTTACTGGTGTAACGATTACAGCTAGAGGCGCATTAATTTATAATATTTCATCTGCAAATAAAGCAGTTGCGGTATTAGATTTTACAAGCGACAAAACAGCGACTTCAGGAACTTTTACAATTCAGTTTCCAGCTTTCACAACTTCGGCAGCGATTCTAAGAATTGGCAACTAAGGAGAATTATATATGGCACTTGTCATTAACGATAGAGTTAAAGAGACAAGCACCACTACTGGAACAGGTACGTTTGATTTAAATGGTGCATCTCAAGATTTTCAATCATTTGTATCAGGTGTAGGCACTGGGAACAAAACGTATTATGCGATTGTAAATCCAGGAGCGTCCCCTGCAGAATGGGAAGTGGGCGTTGGAACAGTAACCGACGCAACACCAGATACATTATCACGGGACACTATTCTTTCATCATCTAACTCAGATGCAGCAGTTAATTTTTCTGCTGGAACGAAAGATGTTTTCTGTACCATTCCGGCAACGAAAACAATTTCTCCTGTGATGAATCCAACGTCTTTTGTGGTTACACATTCTTCAACCATATCAGAAGATCAAACTTTAGATTCAGGAGTCTTAGCAGGACCCGTTACAATAACTGGTACACAAACCGTAACAGGAAATTTGGTAATAGTATAATGAGCGAATTAAGAGTTGATAAAGTTAGTCCAAGATCTGGTACCTATATTTCTTTAAATACTGTTGGCTCTAAAAACATCCTCATCAATGGGGATATGAGTATCGCGCAGCGAGGGACTTCAGCTACTTCTGTAAATACTAATGGTTACTTTGTTTGTGATAGATGGAGAAGTGACTTTGTTTCGGCTGGTACTTGGACACAATCTCAATCTACTGATGTTCCTAGTGGTCAAGGTTTTGCAACATCTTTTAAATGGGATTGTACGACTGCTAATGCTTCTCTTAGTGCTAATTCCAGATTATTTTTCCAACAAAGAGTTGAAGGTCAAAATTTACAATATTTAAAAAAAGGTACATCTTCTGCTGAAAGTGTTACTTTATCTTTCTGGGTAAAATCAAATAAAACTGGAACATATATAGTAGAACTTTTTGATACTGACAACACTAGACAAATTTCAAAATCATATACAATAGATAGTGCATCAACTTGGGAAAAGAAAACAATTACTTTTGCTGGAGATACTACTGGTGCATTTGATAATGATAATGCAGGAAGTTTACAATTAGACTTTTTCTTAGTTGCTGGAACTGATTGGTCATCTGGAACTTTAAACACATCTTGGGGTGCAAATGTAAGCGCAAACAGAGCCGTAGGACAAGTCAATCTTGCAGATAGCACAGCTAATGAATGGCTTATCACAGGCGTACAACTAGAAGCTGGAACAACTGCATCTGATTTTGAGTTCTTACCTATTGATGTGAATTTAAATAGATGTTTAAGATACTTTGAAAAAATTGCAAATGGTAGTGAAGATGCAGATGCCGTAATTGGTTCAGGTGGTTATGTATATCAAACAAATGTTCTTGCTGTAAACTATCAATGGTACCCAAAAAGAGCAGCTCCAAGTATTTATCAAACCAGTGGAACAGATTATTTTAGATATCAAAGAGATGGAGCTACTGAAGATTTTAATTCAATAAAAATTTATATACCTAATTATTTAAATGGACTTATTTATTCAGATGATGGTTTTACTGGTACATCTGGTTCAAACGGTTGGGTACAATTGAACAATTCATCAGCTTATTTAGGATTAAATGCGGAGCTATAATTATGATTGATACAGTTACAAAATATTATTTTAACGGAGTTCATGCTGGTTATACGGTTACTTACGTGAATAGTAATATTCAACTGTCCGTACCATTAGCTGAAGATAATTCAGATTACCAAGCAATACAAGAGTGGATTCAAGAGGGTGGTACTGTTATAGATAATGGAGGAAATAGTTAATGGCAAGTATTATTAAAGTAGATACAATCCAAGACCAGTCAGGTAATAACATCATCAACGAATCAGGTGACACGATTACCATTGGAGCGTCAGGGGATACGGTTACTTTAGGGAGTGGTGCTACTCCTGGTTCAGGTATGGGTAAGGTTTTGCAAGTGGTGCAAACTGTATTAACTACTACTACTAGTACGACTTCTACTAGTGCTGTTGATATATCTGGTTTATCACTTTCAATAACACCATCATCTACTTCAAGTAAAATTTTTGTATTAGTAGATATGGCACTTAGTGAAAGTACATCAAATAATTTAGTTGCTTGGAATTTAGTAAGAAATTCAACTAATTTAGCAGTTGGTACTTCAGGTGCAACTTTTCAACAAACAGGTGTTGTTATAAATGACGTAACTACTGGTGGAAATTCGTTGTGGAAACAATCAACTCAATATTTAGATTCACCATCAACTACTTCAGCAACAACTTATAAAATTCAATGGAAAACTTCAGGTGGAACAATTTATTTAAATCGCAGAGCAACTGATACCTATATGAGTGTTTCTTCAATGATAACAGCGATGGAAATAGCAGGATAAAATTATGATAATAGAAGCAATACTAAAAATAAATCCTAACGCAGAAGTTTCAGTTAGTGGAGATGATATTAACACTTGTAAAATAGAATGGCATAACGGAACAACACCAATTTCTAAAGAAGATATACAAGCTAAAATAGTAGAGTTACAAGCTGAATACGAAGCTAACCAATATCAAAGAGATAGAGCAAAAGAATATCCATCTATTCAAGACCAACTAGATATGCAATACTGGGATAAAGTTAATGGTACTAATACTTGGCAAGATGCTATCAACGCAGTAAAAAATAAATACCCAAAGGAGAATAGTTAATGAGCAAACTTGAAGTTGATGCAATCGAACCTCAATCAGGAACCACGTTAACCCTAGGTGCGAGTGGGGATACGATTAGTGTTCCGTCTGGTGCAACACTAAATGCATCTAGTGCAACGGTTAATCTTCCAGTGGTTACACCTCAAATAACAGTTTATACAACAGGTACAGGAACATACACCGTTCCAAGTGGCACGACATACTTACATGTAAAAATGGTTGGAGCAGGTGGAGGTGGGTCTGGTCTTTCATCTGGAGCAACTACAAGTGGAACTTCAGGTGGATCAACAACCTTTGGTTCTTCATTTTTAACTTGCACTGGTGGAGGAGGAGGAACTCCTGGTGGAGGTTCAGGCGGAGGAACAGCAACTGGAGGTGATTTAAATTTTAAAGGTGGAAGAGGAACCGGACAAGGTGCTGTTGTTGGAGGTTTATATGGATTACCAGGAGCTGCCTCTGCATTTGGAAGTGGAGGTTCTGGTGGTACAAATGGATATGGTAATGGTGGAGCTGGAGAGGCTCCCGGATCTGGTGGAGGATCTGGTGGACAAGGCGGTACATCTCAAGTATTTGGTAGTGGTGCAGCTGGTGCATATTTAGAAAAAATAATTACTTCTCCTTCAGCTACTTATTCTTATGCAGTTGGAGCGGGTGGAGCGGGTGGATCTGGAACTGCAACAGGTGGAGCTGGTGCTTCTGGATTTATTAGTATAACAGCTTATTTTTAAATTATGATTAGACATTGTATTATAGACACATTAACTGGAAAAATTGTAAATTGCATTGAATATGATACAATTCAAACAGGTATACCAAAAGGTTTTGAAAACGAACAACCCCACTGGATTTGTGTTGCTAGTGATACTATGCAAATTTATGGAACCTATTTAAATGGAGTTTATACAGAACCACAACCTCATCCATCTTGGACATTAGTAAATAATGTATGGCAACCACCAGTACCTAAACCAGATGAAACGTGTGTATGGGACGAAGAAAGTTTAACTTGGAATTCAACAAACGGGTAGAATTATAAATCTTTTCACGCTATAATACCCACATAGGAGTTTACATTGGCATTAGGTATTACAGCAATTTCTCAATCCCCCATTTCCGCTTTAGGTGGAACAAATGCTATTGTTCAAGTTACGGGCGTTGGTATAACAACGGCTTTAGGCGATGAAACCATAAAAGCTAATGCAAATATATTTCCAACTTCTGTTTCATTAACAACCGCTGCAGGTCAAGCGCAGACAGATCCAGATGTTATTCCTACAGGTTTACAACTCACTTCTACAGTGGGAGACACAATTATTGGTATTGGAGTTCCTCTAACCGGTGTTAATTTAAGTACAAATCTTGGAGCATTAGATCCAGCTCCTGATGCGGAAGTTACCGGTTCTCAAGTTAATATTGCAGAAGGTAATGTAACGGTAACAGCAGAAATTAATGTAGGTTGGGGAAGATTAACTTGGGGTCAAAATGACTGGGGTACTTCTACATTATCTGTTCTTACAGAACCAACAGGTCAGCAATTAAATTTATCAGAAGGAACAGTAGAAGCAAAACCTGTTACCATTGTAGAACTTTCTGGAATAGGTTTAACTTCAGCTGAAGGAACAGTGGATCCAAGTCCAGATGCTACAGTTACTGGTATTGAAATGACTGTTGGAATAGGTTTAAGTACGGCTTCTGGAACAGCTGACATTGATGTTACAGGTATTGAATTAACAGTTAATTTAGGAACAGCAGTATTAGATGCTGTAACTTTTGCTAATACTACCGGACAACAGCTAAACACTGCTGTAGGAACAGCAATAGCAGGTGTTTCAGCAGAAGTACCTTTAACAGGAAATGCGTTGACACTTGATCTAGGATCAATTAATATACAATCCTGGCAGTTTGTTGACACAGGAACTACAGTAAACTATATAGAAGTATCTACCGGAACTAGTGTTAATTGGAATATAATTGACACAGCCGCATAAATAAAATAACACAATAAGGAATTAAAAATTATGGCATCAAGTTATTCAACAGACCTTAAACTAGAGTTAATGGTTACCGGTGAAAAAGCTGGTTTATGGGGTGATATTACAAATACAAATTTAGTTATTCTTCAACAAGCAATCGCTGGTTAT